CTATGGTTGGTGAAGACCAAGCTAAAACGATGATTACTGACCCTGTTAAGTGGGTTAATGATTATAAAGTTAGACTTGGCTCAGGAAATCCAAATGGTTTATTTAGAAAATCTGCTGAAAGATATGCGACTAATTATTATACACCTTCAAGTGCTTATCAATCAACTTTCGTATGGTTAATGGGTGATGGTACTAGCGATTCTTATTCTAATGGAGTGAGAAACTATGTTTTACCAACAGATGCGAACCACACTAAACTGCAATTAAATAGTATGGTATCTAATGATATTGAAACTGTAAACATTAACGGATTAACATAATAATTATATAATATGCCATTTTACGGAAAATACCCTTATAGACCTATCAACTCTGGAAAACTTTGGAAGAAGGACGCGATGGGTCAGGGCTTCGGCTCTCTCTACGGAGGGAATCAAATCTCAAATGTAACTAAGTCTTTAAATATCAAAACTATATCTGAAGACAGAGAATCTGAAATGTTTTAAAACTTCAATTTATATTGTTTTTAAATAAACCCTATAATATGAATGCAAAAGAAACCATTAAGAAAATTGCAGACGCTCTAAATATTGGAGATGCTGCAGAAAAAGAAGTCAAAGTAGAAGATACTAAGACTGTAGAACAAGTAGAAGAGGTGAAAGCTGAAGCTACTGAAGACAAAGTAGAGGATGTGAAAGCTGAGACTACTGAAGATGCTAAGACTGAAGAAGTTACAGAAGCTCCTAAGGTTGAAGTTGAAACTGAAGAAAATAAAGAGGATGCTAAAATTGCAGACTTACAGAAGCAAGTAGATGAATTATCTAAGCTTTTAGAAGTTGCTGTGTCTAAGGAAGTTAAGGAAGACGTTATTCCTGAGATTCCTGAAGACAAAGTAGAGCCTTTAACACATTCTCCAGAGAGTACTCCAGAGACTACTACTAAGAAAATAGGTGGTCATGGTGGAGACGTTTTATCTCGTGTCTATAAATATATGAGCTAATTAATTAATAATAATCAATTTAACAAATAAATTTAAATACAATGGCTACAACTTTAACTATTTCAAATTCTAGTTATGCAGGTGAAAAAGCAGCTGGTTTTATTGCAGCGGCTCTTCTTTCAGCTAACACTCTTGACAAAGGTGGTGTTACTGTTAAACCTAACGTAAACTATAGACAAGTAATGCAAAAAATCGCTGTTGGTGATGTAATCGCTGATGCTTCATGTGATTTTACTGCTACTTCTGACGTTACTTTAACTGAACGTTACTTAACTCCAGAAGAATTTCAAGTAAATATGGAACTTTGTAAGAAAGATTTCGAATCTGACTGGCTAAGCATCCAACAAGGTTTTTCAGCACATGATACTCTTCCTAAGAGTTTTGCTGAATACTTAATCTCTCATGTTGCTGCAAAAGTTGCAACTAAAACTGAGCTTAACATCTGGAACGGACAAAACGCTAACGCTGGTGAGTACGATGGTTTAATCGAACTTATGAAAGCTGATTCTGACGTTATTGATGTTGTTACTACTGAAACTGCAATTACTCCAGCTAATATTATCGCTGAATTAGGTGCTGTTATAGATGCTATCCCTACTCAAATCTACGGAAATGACGGACTTTCTATCTACATCTCTTCTGCAGATGCTCGTAGTTATGTAAGAGCTCAAGCTGCTTTAGGTTATAAAGACCTTTACCATGTTGGACAAACTGCAATGGATTTTGAGGGAGTTAAGCTCTTCGTTGCCAATGGGTTAAATTCTGGTCAAATGGTAGCTGCTGAGAAAGATAACTTAATGTTTGGTACTGGTCTTGCTTCTGACTTTTCAACTGTAAAAGTTTTAGACCTTGCTGATATTGATGGTTCTCAAAACGTAAGAGTTGTTATGAGATTTACTGCTGGTGTTCAATTCGCTATCGGTTCTGAAATCGTTCTTAGAGAGAACGCATAATTTTTTCGGAGAGGTGATTAACTTTGCCTCTCCTTTTTTTTAACTAATTTTAATACCTTTAATTATGTCATGTGAAATTTCTTTAGGACGTTTAGAAGGCTGTAAAGACCAAATCGGAGGCTTGAACGCTATCTACTTTGTGAATTATGGTGATATGGGAACTCTTACTGTAGCTGATGAAGCTATTACAGGAATCTCTGCTACAACTCCTAGTGCTTATAAATACGACCTTAGAGGAAACTCTACTTTTGAGCAATCTCTAACGTCAAGCCGTGAAAACGGAACTACTTTTGCTGAGCAAACTCTTACTGTTTCTTTAAAGAAGCAAGACGCTGCTACAAATAAAGAAGTAAAACTTTTAGCTTATGGTCGTCCTCAAATTATTATTGAAGACAACAATGGTTCTTTTTTCCTAATGGGAGAAGAATTTGGAGCTGAAATGAATGCTAGTACTTCTACTGGTGCAGGAATGGCTGATAAATCTGGATACGAATTGACTTTTGTTGCTTCTGAAAAAGGTTTAGCTAAATTCTATACTAGTGATATTGCTACTGATTTTAGTGTGGTAGTAGGTTCTTAATACTTATTATATACTACTATGTAAGACCCTGCCTTATGGTGGGGTTTTTTTGTACCTAACATTCAAGCAGTTAAAATGTTTTTAAATAAACACTAAATGAACTATATCACTAATAGTACAGGAGACCAGTCTTTAGACCTTACTGTCAATTATAACTTCTCAGATAACGAATCTGTTAACGTTATGGTAACATTAAGTAAAGATGGAAACCATTCAGATACTCAAGACGTTTCTGGAACTATTATAAGTAATGGATATTATTCTACTTTAACTATGTCTGGAATAGATGTAGACTTGGAGACTAACTACAGAATGGAAATTAAAAAGGATACTAATACAATATATAAGGGTAAGGCATTTGTCACTACCCAGACTATTGGAGAGTATGAAATAAATAACGATAATTACGTTAAACAAGCCACTACAACTAACGACTTTATAATATTTGAATAATGATAAATGTAATAGAATTAAGCTCTTATGAGACTCCTAAAGCAACTATAGACCCAAGAAAAGGTTTTGTAGCTTATGGAGAAGATAATAACTACTACGAATTCTTAATAGAAACATACTTACAGAGTGCTACTAATAACGCTTGTATTAAATCTATATCTGATTTAGTATATGGAAGAGGATTAAGTATATTAGAAAAAGAAGAAGACAATCCACAGGTAGAAGCTATAAAAGAAATTGTAGCTGATAAGGATTTAAAGAAGATTATCCTAGATAGAAAAATGCTAGGTCAAGCTGCAGCTCAAGTTATATATACTGGAAGAGGAAAGAATAGAAAGGTTAAATCCATTAAACATTTCCCTATATATACTTTAAGACCTGAGAAAGCTTCAATGACTGGAGACATAATGAACTATTATTATCACCCAGACTGGAAAAACTATAAAAATACTGATAAACTTAAAAAGATTCCTACATTTGGAAACTCTCAAGAAGCTATTGAATTATTCATAGTAAGACAATACATTCCTAATCATACTTACTTTAGTCCAGTAGATTACAGTGGGTCTTTAGGATATAGTGAATTAGAGGCAGAGATAAGTAATTATCACCTTAATGATATCCATCATGGATTCTCTGGAAGTAAAATTATTAACTTCAATAATGGTCAACCATCAGAAGAAGCTAGAAGAATGATTACTGAGGATGTTAAGAGAAAGTTAACTGGAGCTAGAGGAGAAAAAGTTATCGTAGCTTTTAATGAATCTAAAGATAATAAGACTACAGTTGAAGACTTACCTTTAAATGATGCTCCTGCTCATTACGAGTATCTAGCTGGTGAGGCTGCATCTAAAATAATGGTCGGACACAGAGTAACGTCTCCCATGTTATTAGGTATTAGAGATGGCTCTAAAGGCTTAGGAAACAATGCAGAAGAGATTACTACAGCTAGTCAGTTATTCCAGTCTACTGTTATTAAGAATTTCCAAGACGAAATGTGTGAATTCATTAAAGAAGTGCTTTTATTAAATGGTATTAAAGAAGAAATATACTTCATTACTACTCAGCCAGTAGAATTCATGGAAGATGACGCTAACGAAAAAGAAGATAATGCAGAGAAAGAAGAGAGAACTGGAGTAAAAGGAAAGAATTATGACGACTCTAAAGACTCTAAAAAAAAAGAGAATACTAAACTAAGCGTAGAAACATTTGATGCTAGTGAGCAAGTAGAATGGTTAAAGCATTTAACATCTGTAGGAGAAGAAGATTTAGCAGGTGATGAATATGAATTAGTAGAGTCTAAGATAGCTGATGAAAATGAATCTGATAATATAGAAGAGGATTTAAATAAAGCTATTCAATTAAGTGCAATGCAGGGTTCAATGATGGATTCTAAAATGTTTAAAGTAAGATATGCTTATGTACATAGAAGCGGAAAGAAATCAGCTTCCTCTAAGAAATCTTCCAGAGCATTCTGTAGAACACTTGAAGGAACTAATAAAGTTTATAGAAAGGAAGACATCCTTAAAATGAAAGGAATGAATTCTGAACTAGGACACAACAAACAACCTTATTCAATCTGGCTACATGCTGGAGGTGTTAATTGTTACCATGGATGGGAGCGTAGAATATACAAAAAGAGAATAAAAACAGATGGAACTCCTTATGCTGGAGCTGGATTAAATGGAACTAGAAAAGTATCTGTAAATGATGCTAAGAAAGCTGGATTTAAAACTAAGCCACAGTCTAAAAGAGTTAGCGAAGCTAACATAGATAGAGCAGATAAAGGACATCACCCTAACTATATAAAATCAAATAAATAATGCCAACTGCAATATACATAACTAGAGAAGAACTAGTCAGACACACTCCATTAAATGGGAATATCGACATGGATAAGATATTACACTTTGCTAAAATAGCTCAGGACATACATCTTCAAGGGTTTATGGGAACTAAACTATATGATAAGGTAAATGCCGACATGATAGCAGGAACTCTTACAGGTGATTATCTAGACTTAGTTAATGTCTACTTAAAACCTATTGTTATTCATTTAACATTTTTAGAATTTTTACCATTCAGTCAATATACTATATCTAATAATGGAGTATTTAAAAAATCTTCTGAGAATAGTGAGACTCCTAGTTTAAAAGAAATGGATAGAATGAAAGATGCTGCTAAAGATACTGCAGACCATTATGTCACTAGATTTATTCAGTATATGAGACATAACGCTCATAATATGTTCCCTGAGTACTTAACTACTAATCACGAAGAAATGAAACCACAGAAGGACATTTCATTTGGTAACTGGCAAATATAAATAATATGGCAACTTTAAACGGACAGCAAATAAACAATACATATCAGTCTCTAGTAAAATTCGTAGACAATGGTAATGCTTCAACTTCATTAAAAGAGTTGACAGATGGACAAGGGAACGAATTAGGTATTTTAGTTAATACTACTGGAGACTTGACTATAGAAGGTAATGCTACTATACAAGGTGTAATCGACTCTACTGGAGCTAATAAAATAGCTTTCTTTTATGCAGACCAAGCTTCTTTCCCTAGTGCTACTACTTATCATGGAGCTATAGCTCACTCTCATAGTGATGGTAAGATGTATTTTGCTCATTCTGGTAGCTGGATTGAATTAGCTAATGCTGCAGACGTTACAGCGGTTCAAGTAGATGACACTACTATAGAATTAAATGGCTCTAGTCAATTATCTATAAAAGATGACTCTATATCTTCTACTAAACTATCTAACGAATTTAAAACAGCTTCTACATTAACTCCTACTTCTGGAGCTCAGGATATTGACTTTACTTCATCTCAAGTATTCAATATAGTAATGACTGAAGATACTACTTTTACATTCTCTAATGATTCTATAGGTATGGTTAAGGATTTATTATTAAGTGGTGATTTTGCTCCTACTTTTCCATCTGGAGTTAATACTATAGCAGGTACTTATGACGGAACTGTAGAGAACTTTATACAAATTATAACAACTGACACTGGAGAGTACTGGATGTCTATTTCAAAAGCTATATAATGAAAACATACGCTATAAATTACAAAGGTACTATAAGAGTATCTAACGGAATACCTAACAAATTTAAATGGAGTGGAGGCTATGTAGCTGGTAATGGTTCTAATATGCCTATGAATAAGTTAAGAGACATGGGATGGAAAGAAGTAATTACTCCAGATTATGATACAGACTTACAGAAATTAGGAAATATATATTTTGACAGTCCTAATAACTCATATACATATAATGTAATTGATATAGTAATCTCTAAGACACTTTCTGAACTAAAAGATGAAAAGATATCAAAGATTAAAAATTGGGCTTCTAATGAGCTTAAAAAGACTGATTGGGCGTTAATAAGAAAGATGGATACTGGACAAGATGTTCCAGACACTGTTCAAGCTGCTAGAGACGCTGTAAGAATACAAATGACAGCACTTGAGTCTGAGGTGAATGATTTAACTAAAAAAGTAGACGTTATTAAATACACATTCTAAAAAAACCATTATGATTAACCAGAGATTAATAAGGAGTAACGATGAGGCTATACTAGACACTAATAAGCCTAGTAACTATTTCAATACAGTATTATATGAAGGTAACGGAGGTACTCAACGTATAGGTGGTTATATAAATAGAGGTGCTGTTTTTAACGATAATACTCGTAGGATTAGCTTACCCTCTAGTTTTGCAAGTGTAGTTTCATCTAACAGCACTATCACTGTTTCCGCATGGGTTAAAGAATCGTTAAGGCATGATTCTAATGGAGGTGTCATAATAGAGTTTAGCGATGGAAGGGCAATAGTATCACCAGGTACTCAATCAGCACCCTATAGATTTGGAGCACAATATGGTAATGGCAATGCTAATCAAAAAATGGCAAATGCAGCCTTTACAATAGGAGAATGGACTCATATTGTTGCTGTTTTAACAAATTCATCATCTACAACCAAATTTTATGTAAATGGAGTTTTACAATCTGGCTCTAATGCCATTGACTACATTACTGCAGATGGTAATAACATAGGTGCGAGAGAACATGCAGGAGGAGCAGCCAATTCCGCTGGTTTTAGAGGCTCAATAGACCAATTAAGAATATTTAACAAAGAATTATCCTCTACAGAAGTAACTACTCTATATGGAGAAACATTTGCATCTACTACCATAGAAACTACAGATATTTTTAATGATGGTTCTGGAGTAGCCTTATATCAATTAGATGGAAATGCTAATGATACAGGTATAATAGGCGAGGCTATAGATAGCGGACAGAGTGCGGTATTCAATGGTAGTAGTAGTCAGATTACTTTACCAGACTCAATAGGAACAGCAATGGGGAACAACGATTTTTCTGTTTCTTTTTGGGTTTATGCTAACGATACTTCACACGATGAAGTTTATCTATCAATAACTAGACCTTATGACTTTTATGTTAGTAAATTTTCTGGAATTATATATTTAAATTTAGGGGCTTTAGGTTACAGCACAGGTGTTTCTTTAGGTACAGGATGGCATCACATAGCAGTAACAAAAAGCAGTTCGTCTGGGTCAATTTTATATTTAGATAATAATGCTACTGCTGATGCATCTAAAACAGGAAATCTGACTGCTAATAATGTAGCTAATTCTATAGGTAACTATAATGGCGGTTACTATATTTTAGATGGAAAAATAGACCAAGTAAGAATATATAATACTGCTTTAAGCTCTTCAGATATATCCGACTTATTTGGAGAAACTAATGCACCTACTTCTAACATGATAGCACACTATAAACTAGATGGAAATGTAACGGATGAGACTGGAAATTATACAGCAAGTGCTGCATCGAATATATCTTATTCAGACCCTGCAGACCCTACTAGCTCAAATTACAATGGTACTGCTACAAACGTAACTTATCAAGATGCTACGAATTTTTCTCCTGATTTGGTTTGGATTAAAACAAGGTCAGCAAGTGCTACAAATAACGTCTTATATGATTCTGTAAGAGGAGCAGGTAAATTATTGGTATCTGATAATACTCAAGCTGAAGCGTCTATCTCAAATGGACTAACTTCTTTCGATAGTAATGGATTTAGTTTAGGAAATGAAATATATAACCACAATAATAATGGCTCAACCTATGCAGCTTGGTGCTTTAATGCAGGAACAGATGCACCTTCTACTAATAACGATGGAACTATAGCAAGTACTGTAAAAGCTAATCAGGATGCAGGGTTTAGTATTGTGAAGTATACAGGGAATGGTACTGCAGGAGCTACCATTTCACATGGTCTCTCTTCAGCCCCTGAACTAATTTTGTTAAAAAATTTAGATGTATCGGATAATTGGGCGGTATATAATAGTACATCAGGTGCTACTAAATATATGAATTTAAACCATTCCTATGCAGTTGGAACAGCTACAACTATCTGGAATGATACAGAGCCTACATCTACTGTATTTAGTGTTGGAACTTCAACGGATGTTAATGGTAGTGGAAATAATTTAATCGCCTACTGCTTCCACAGCGTAGACGGAATACAAAAAGTCGGTAGTTATGATGGTGATGGAACAACTAGCGGTAATCTTATTGAAACAGGATTTGAACCTGCATTCTTAATGATAAAAGGTTATACAGATGGCTCAAGTTGGGTTATGTTGGATAACAAAAGAAGTGCCACTAATCCAATAGATGAGGTTCTTTATGCTGATGGTACTGGAGCTGAAGGTGTAAATGATATTTATGCTAAAGTAAACTTTTTATCTAATGGATTTGAACTTTTGACTAATGATTCAGGTATCAATATGAACGGAAGGTCTTACATCTACCTAGCTATAGCAGCAGACCCTGATATTACTACTCCAACTGTAGAGAATAGTTTTACTCCTTTCTTATGGTCTGGTAATGGTGGCACACAGTCAATAGACGGCATAGGTTTTAAACCAGATTTTATATTATGGAAGACTAGAAATGCAAGTAACTATAATTGGAAAGCGATAGACAGTATTAGAGGTGCAAGTAGAAACCTTTACCCTAACCTCGCTAATGGAGAGGCTAGTGATGTAGCATCTACTTCTTTTGATGAAGATGGTCTTACATTTGGCAGCGGTGCTAATGGAAATGCAAGTGGATTAAACTATGTCGGATACGCTTGGAAAGCAGGAGACCACGATGACAACTTACCACAGATAAACACAGAAGGAACTATAGATAGTGTAGTATCAGTAAATGATGCTGCAGGGTTTAGCATTGTGACTTGGACAGGAGACGGAAACGACTCAACAGTAGGTCACGGCTTATCTCAACAGCCTGAACTCGTAATCACAAAAGGAAGAGCAAACCTTGCTACTTATAATAATTGGACTACTTACCATAAAGACTTATCCACTAATCATCACTTGTATTTAAATACTACAGATGCAGAACAAAATGGAGTAGGAGACTATTTTAGGGATGCAGCTTTCTCTTCTACTGTTATTGGTTTAGGGAATGATATTTATGGAGTAAATGTGAATAATACTACAATGGTCGCATATTGCTTCACATCAATTTCAGGTTATCAGAAAGTTGGGAG